TGTTTCAAAAAGATACGGATTGGACTTTAAGCAAGGGTTTCGTTGCACGTATACCGGAGACCAGATTATTAACCTGGTAGACGGATTGCCTTACAATGATTACCCACACTCAACATTTAGAGATAGACAGTTTACCGACCGAGGTTGGGGGCTGTGTACTGTTGATGTGCTTCGACAGGCGCAAAAGCGTCTGGACTTGGTTGAACACATTGAGATTAGGGCAGCGGAAAGAACTGCTGACCCGCCCATGTTAAAGCCTCACGGCTCTAACGATACCAACTTTCAGGGTCGTCCTGGTGAGATTTATGAGTATGTTCCTTATGGAGAGGAGAAGCCTTCCTTTATGACTCCACCCCAGATAGCACCGCACCTGTACCAAATGCGTCAGGATGCGATGGCTGATCTGGAGGCGCTGAGTCTAACGTCTTCTCCTGTCGGTGGTTCCGTCCCTTCACGCGGGGATAGCGCAGCTTATCTTGATCGCCTCCTCGAAGAGAATCAAGTTGCGATGGCACCAACCGTTCAAGAGATTGAGGCTGCTCAAGCACACCAGGCGACCCACCTTGTACGGTTATGCCAAGAGTACTTGCCGATTGGATATCGGTTTGCACTCGTTGGCCAAGACCAACAACCATCAGTCTATGAATTTGATGGTACGCCTTTTAACTTAGTTGATGTTCGCATGGTCCCAGGGTCTGCGGCTGTCTCTTATCCAAACCAGTTGCGTACATCCATTATGCAATTGGCAGCTAATGGGATGTTGCAAGACAACAGTCCTAAAACAAACGCAGTGGTTGAGCTTCTATTAGGGGCTCCTGTTGCTTATAAGCTTAGGGATGTAGAGGAGCCGGGAGACAGAGCGGTTGCTGAGATTAACATTATGAGAGTCCAGCAGGGGCAAGAGCCCTTCTTTAAACCATGGATGAACCATCAGAAACATATTGAAGTATTGCTTACAGCTATGCGTGACCCTAAGTATTTTTTAGATTATAACTTAGATCAACAAACGAAGCTGGAAGAATTACTCCAGAGACATCAAGCTGCGATTGCACCAAACCAGGCCCCGCCAGGAATGGAAGGTGCTCCGCAGCAGGGTCAAAATCCTCTTGAGCTTTTACAGGGTGAAGAGCAAGGGGGCCGTGGCGCAGCACAAGTACCGGCTGTCGCAAACGGTTTTGCAGGTCAACTAGGTGGCGAAGGGTAGCTACCATAACTTAAAGGGTGAATGATGAGTAAGAGTGCTGATGAGCGAATTGCAGAGTTGGAAGCGAAATTAAACAGCGCTTCCCAAGAAAACCAAAAGCTTCAAAACTACTATAGCCAAGCTTATAAGGCTATGGAAGATGCGAAGCAAAATGAAGCCTACTATAAGGGACAATACGAGTCTTCTGCCAACCAGGCGTCACAAGCACAAGAATCTGCTTATGACTATTCTGAGCCAGAGACAGCAAACGTAAACTCTCTTATTGAAAAGCTTGTTGCCGAAAGGCTTGAGCCCAGGCTTCAGATGGTAGAGAGATATGCAACAGATGCTTTGCAGCAGACTGCTGGGCGAGAAGTAGATAGGGCATTAAAGTCGTTTAAAGAACACCATCCAGAGTCTGCCAAGATTATGGACTTTGAGCGATTGATTATGCTTGATGCTGCTGATGAAGTTAAACGTCGTCAAGCGGTCAATCAACCTGTCGGAGATGTTAAAGAGATTGCTCTTAAGATCGCTGAAGACAGGGTGTCCAAGTACAACAAAATGGAATCTAAAATTGCAGAAGAAAACAGAACTCGTCGGGAGAAGGCTGAGCGAAAAGCTATGGTCCCTGACATGTTTGCTTCTGCTGGATTTGAAGAACTCCCCAAGGCTCCTGAAAATGCGAAGGAAGCTGGAGATCTTTTAGAAGACTTATTGCGCCGCCAAAAGGGCGCAAATTAATAGGAGAATACGATGGCACTTCCAAAGACCGGATTAACGTCATTTGGAGCGTTTAGTGATCTGTTTCAGTACACTTACGCTGATGTAATTATTAAGCTTCTTGACACCGTTGATGATGTTGAGAAGTGGATTGACTCTGTTTCACAAGAAGATTGGAACGGGGGAGATTCACAGTACTACCTGTACAAGACAGCAGGTGGTAGTGGTAGTCGATTTGTTAATGGTGGACCTGGAGCGGCAGCACCTGTGCTTCCCGTGTACAACCCACCATCATACGATGAGGCTGCTGTTCGGTTGTTCCCCCACATGGACATTGTGGAGATCACCGGACCTAAGCTGATTCGTGCTCATGAGAAGCCAGGTATGTACCGGCAGATCATGGATGAGTTGGTTTCCGATGCGAAGAACTCTCACCGAAACCGAATTGGACCTAAGTATTGGGGTGGAACGCAAGGCGCTGCACTTCCTGGTGCTGCTGGGTTTTCTAACTCTGGTGTGATTGGTGTGATTCCTGCTGGGTCTGGTAACTTTGCCGCTACAACAGGTAACGTGACTGTTCGCCAGCGAGAGACAGATACTACTCTGACTAACACAAAAGCATACATGGGGACCTATGCTGGTGCCCGTTATATGCGAGCAGGAATGCAGGTTCAGATTGGTACCCAAGCTCAGTTGGTTGCCAATACAGGAACAAACGCAATTATTCTGACCGTTGACCAAGCCGCTCAAACAATGACTCTTGATACTGCGTTGGGCAACAACGCTAATCAGATGTTTGTTGTTGAAGGTGATGCAAACGGAAACGAGTGGGGTAACTGCGTTACTGGTCTGGCTGATGCGATTGATGACATCGGAACATACCACGGTATCGACCGAGCAACTGCAACTCCATGGCAGTCATTCATTACTCGAAACAACAATGTTTTGCGTGACTTCAACCACTGGCGTATTACCAGTCTGTTGATGCGAATGGCAGATCTTGGGCCTAAGGATGTTGACGAGATGGATCCTGTGATCTTCTCACACAACTCTTTGCTCCAGGTTTACCTCCAGGAGATTGACCCTGTATACATGCAGACAGATCTTAAAGCACTCAAAGGTCACACTACGATTGCTTACCAGTATGGTGCTCGACAGATTCCATGGGAGACTGCACGGTCTGCTCCATTGAACAGCTACACCATTATGGATCGTTCAGCCATGAAGCGAGTCAAGCTTGGTGATTACGGTTGGGATACCTCAACTGGATCTATCTTCAAGCAGATTCCTGGTACGTTTGCTTTCCAAGCATATGCGTACAATGAGTTTGAACTTGTTTGCGAAAACCCACGTTGCCAAGGACGAGAAGAGGACATCCGAGTCCCTGCTGGTCTCATTGCAACTTAATTGAGTTGGGGGGCTTCTGGCCCCCCTCCTTTTAAGGAGAAGATATGAGTTTTCAAAAAGCACATCAGATTTCAAATGAGTTGGGTGAAGTTGTTGTTACAAGCTCAGAGTTTTTGTTAAATCAAGCCGATGGGACAACTACAGCTTGTAATTTTCCAGCGCCATTTAAAACCTATAGGGTTTTAGAGGTTGGCTTTGTTGTGACAAACAATGTTGCTTCTAATGAATCAACTTTTGAATTTGGAACAGTTGCAGGGAGTGATGAGTTTGTTGAAGTAACTTCTGCAATCACAATTGCAGCAGATTCAAAAGGAACAAAATTTAGCACAGACACAGGAGCTTTTTCTTTTAGAGCTTCTGCCGGGGCAATTGATACCAGTGGCGTACCTGTTTTAGAAAATGGAGAAACTCTTCAGGTTCAAATGCCTACAAATGGGACTGCTGCTTGTGGAGTTGTTTTCTTTGCGCGACTTGCGCCAAATATTGAATATAAGGATTAAGGTGGAATAAAATGGCGAATGATAATATGAGATCCTGGAAGTACGGGTCGAGAATGGTTGTCGGCACAGACTACAATGGAGTGGCAAGTGGAGGTGCGCCGACAGCAAATCTTTTTACACCCGCTCACATTGATATTGGGTCTGGAGGAACAGAGCAAGACAATGTTGCTAAGTTTGTTTTACCCAATGGAGGCTTGTTTACTATTAAACGGGTAATTACTTTGGCAACTCAAGACCTTGCCGCTGGAAACACAGCAACAATCCAGATCGGACCTGCGTCTGACCCGGATGGTGTGATTGAGATTGGACTAACTGAAGCATTGACGGCTGTTGGCGTTGAGCAGGTTTTTACTCCTGTCCAAGCAACCGCTGGTGCCGGTCTGCTGGCCAATTACGTTTTTAGCTCAAGCGATAGCCCTCGACTTCGACTTCATTTGAATGGAGCCGCAGCAGATGGAGATATCTTTGTAATGCTTGAGATGGAAGCTGTAGGCGGCACCGCTCACGATAGTGTACTTGGAGTTTAATCTATGCTTCCTATGATGGAAAACAGGGATGATCTAATTCGTGCTGAAATGGATTATTTCCGTAACATAGTTAGGAATGGTACTGCTGCTCCCCATACTGAGTGGGAGCAGCGGGCCAATCTTTTAGATGGTTTGCTTCCTGACGAAAAGTTTTATCTGAGATTCATTGAAAAGAACTTCGATGGGTCTGCAATTAATAAGTGGGTTTTGTTTGGACAAAAACCAAACACGCCGACGTATCGTGGTGAAAAGCCTATCTTTACGATTATGACTATCGAGAAGATTGGACAGGCTGGCACCTATGATACTCCGCACGATGCTCATTTAGATGGCTTACGGATGCTCGTTTTAGACTGGCGCGAAGGGCGACATGCTGCGCTAGAGAGGATGGAACGAGAGAAAGAAAAAGCTAACGACATGAAGATGAAAGATGCTATGAATGAGGCACAGGGTCGCGTTGATGATATGTTTTGGATCTGGAAACGGGCTATGGGGGAGAGTGCAAACTTCACCCTGGGCGCTGACGGAAAAGGACCAAACCATGGTGGTAAGCACTTTGGCTCTGCCTTTGACCGAAATAAAACTGAATCTAGGATTATTTTGCCATGAAAGTAAAAGAAGCTGTCCGTCGCCTTAATGGTTATTTGCAACGCCGAGGAAAGGTGGATGGCTCTGGCGGGTGGACTGAACAGTACCTGCTTGATTTACTAACAGATGCAAACTTGGATATGTACCATCGGGTTGTCAATTATGGTCCCGAGATATTTCAACTAACAGGTCGGTTTACTTACGAAGCAAACCAGGTTGAGGTGGACTTAAACTCTAAGCTGAGCGGTCTGCCTATAGCAATTTGGTACGCAGGGCTACTTCCTAAAGACGAAGACCTTAGCGCAAACAATATGCCTGTGCAGTTAAACATGCCTAGAAGGACAAACCTGGACACCACAGCGAATGGCGGGCCTACTTCTACAACTGGGCTTGCCGAGGCCGTAGGATCGTTTAGCTTTGGCGCAGGCGGGAGTTCTATCCAGGCGTTCTTCTTGGGGAGAGACTTGTCTATCAGGCCAATCCCAAGAAGTGACGTGTATGTTTATATGCGTTGGACTCCTGACGAGCTTCCTTCGTTGTTGGATGAGGACCAAGATTTGCTTGGTGGTTTTCTCCCACAGTTCCACCCTGCCATTGTTTATAAGGCTGCGATTCAAGCAAAGAGCGCGAAGGGTGAAGATGTTCAACAGTTGCTTGGGCTTTACCAAGAGATCATTGGACAGTACGACTCTAATCTAAAGATGGGTTGTAAGCAGCGACAGCGACAGCAGCCCCAGCAAAGAGACCCAATGCGATGGGAGTACTAGATGCGAGCGTCGTCACCTCCAATAGCCATATACAAAGCCCCACTAAAGGGGATGGATGCTAGAGAGGTAAAGCCTCAAGACGCTCCTAATCTTTTGTTTAATGTGGATTTATCTAACCGTGGGTACTGGAAGCAGCGACCCGGTGTAAAAAAATTTGGAGCCGCTGACACTGCTAGAAAAAAAATAATGGGCCTTCATTCAACTAGGGTTGATGGTAGATTTTATTTAATATGTGTTTCTGCCAATATTTACTCTGGCTCTGGTATTAAGTATATGGCCTTGAGTGTGTTTGATGGACTTGGAAACTTTCAATACCTTGTCGATATAACAGCACCAACAAGCTCAACTATTGAAAATGGCTCTGAGCCCTATACAACTACTGAGCACTACTCTTTTGTTAACGCTGGCAGATTTGTTTATTTTTGTAATGGCTCTGGAAACTACTGGGAGCTAGAAATAGTATCCCAGCCTGTGTCTTTTCAGCTAAGAACAACGCCTGCAGAGCAAGGGTTATATCCTCTTGTGTTTTCGTATACGCAGGGGAATTTAAGTCCTGGGTCGTTCTCTTATTTCTTTGACCAGGTAATTATATCTGGGTTTAGGGAAACCAGAAAGGTCCCTCTTTCTATACCTGCAACTGAAAACGAGCAGCTAAACCAGCCTCCAAGGGAACTTCTTGGTGTGGCCCGAGACAACATGTCGGTGGATCGCGGGGCTGTGTTTGCGTCAGAGCCTAGTCTATGGAGAAGTTTCCCGGTAGAAGACCCCAGTGGGTTTTATTGGTTTTATGACGAAGACATATTGGCTACTGCTGGAGTTGGGTTTGATCTCCTCGTGTTTGGTACAAAAAGACTATATAAAATTGTTGGCCACGGGAATGTCGGAAGCATACCAAAAAGAATCCGAATAGGAGACACGCCTGCTGTAAGTAGGCATGGTCATTGCTACTTTGGTAAGTATGTGTTTTTCGTAAGCTTTGATGGGTGTTACATAACGGATGGCCTGTCCGTAAATAAGGTATCATATGAGATGGATCCGCTGTGGTTTGGCAGGGAAGAGCCTCAAACAACCCGTCATGTTGAGCAGCAGATACAAAAGGGTGCCTACCCATTCCACCTGAATAGGCTTGCCCTTAGCGGCGTTACTTGCATAAATGACCAGACGAGACAGCAGGTAATGGTATGCCTCCCTGCGAATGATTCTCAAATTAATAATATGGTTTGGGTGTATAACTATTCAGACCTGACAGAAGGCACAGGCCCAGGAAAGTGGTCTATCTGGGGTGGTGATGAAGAGCCAGCTTTCACGGGGACATCTTTAGATGGAGAGCCGTTCACTCGTGACACTGGCTCAGGCCCCTCAAGAAACAATCCCGCGACTTCTCCCACGCAGTCAAACACAACGTACAATATGTTTCATTGGTGTTCTGTGGCTGACGATATCCACAATGGAAACCAACGTATGTTTGTTGGAAACGACTTGGGGGACATATATGAGTTTGGTGTGTCTAGGCAGGACATAATAACTTCTCCTACTTATAATGCAAGTGGGGGTGAAACAAGAGCGCAGGTTGTGCAACATTTTCCTGTTGCTATTAGTTTAGGCAGAATAGGAAGGGTTGATTCAGACGGAAGAATTATATGTACTGATGTTGCCGTGAGAAGAAAGCAGCTTGGTAAAAACAATGCAGATGACACAAGCGCAACAAAGCTTGTGGCAGTTGTTAGGTCTGAGGGCGAAGGTTTAAAGCATTTTGATGTGTCGGAAACAGATGTTGAGTTTCAAGACACAATGTTAAATGCTCAGCAGGGAGTAAGCGAAAACACCAAGTCTACTTTAAACACTATGGTTCTTGGAGGATCTCCAACCGGGAGCAATGCCCCGTTAATAAACTCAGAGTATTTTGAGGCATACGCAAGGGTAAATGTACCTGACGAAGAAGGCCGGGCTGCTTATGTGGATTTGTATGCTATGCCAACAGCACAGCCACACAGGTTGCAAATTTCTGAAGTCAGAGTTTATGCAAATGTAAAAGGTGGTTCACAAAGGGAGCAGTCCTAAGTAGACTGTCTTAAAGAGGTTAATTATGGCTTATATTAATATCACAGGAGATAGCGACGGGGATCTGCATACCGCCGCACTGCACAATGCAAAGTTTGGGGCTCTTGCAAGCGTTCTTAATGGAAACGTAGACCATGACAACCTTAAGTACCCAAACTCAATGGTGACTTGGAGTATTTCAAATGGGAAGGGCTATGTTTTGGAGTCAGGCGCTGGTAGCGGGACTAGCTACCAAGATACGTGCCTGTTACACGCAACAGATTCGACAATCGGAAATCTTGGTGCATCTAATATGATACCTGCTTCTACAGCAGGTGCGTATAATGTACTTACAAATTCTTATATAAAAACACCAGCAGCGCTCACTCATGTAAGCACAAGTGTTGTTTGTATAAATAGCTCTTCCTTTACATCATCAGCCGGGATGCAGCTTATCTTTCAGACCTCAGACTCTCTTATCGGCGCATCTGGAGTATACTCAAACATCGCAACTGCTACATTCGACCCAGATACAACCGCAGGAAGTGTTGTCCCAACAGAGATAACCATGTCATATTCGTCAAACAATATCCCTGTATCTAAATGGTTTCGCGTTATTTATAGAAACCCAACAGGCTCGTCTCTGGCTGGTGATGTAATGCCGGTGTTTAAAATAACTATTAATTGGAAAACTAATACTGTTGCATAGGTGGACAAAATGGCTATTGACTACAAAGCAGGCCAGGCTCCCAAGGGGCCCAGCAATTCAAACCCAATGGCATCTACGCCTGGAACGCAGCAGTCTGCCCTACAGAACGTCGGCGGCCTTAATCTGAATCCAAACATGCCAGCGGGTCCACAGATGCAGAAGCGAGGCCGTAGCAGCTTCCAGCAGTCTGTTATGCCCACACCTGCGCCTCAGACAACATCTACGCCCCTAGCTGGCGGTAGGGCTCGGCAGCAGCCAGGGCGAACAGGAAGCCCTACGGTTAGCCGTGGCCTGCCTATGGACCCAGGCAGAGGGTACAATGTGTTTTCTGGAATGGATGCCAACCAGATATCAGACATGAACAGCACTATGGGCCTGTCGAATATGACGGCACTGCCTTCGCTTAACCCAGCCGTAAACTTATCTTTGTCTGGAGGGCCTGGGCCTGCACCGGGTCAGATGGGGGGCGGTCAGGTTAAGTGGGGGTT